TATAATCTCTTTTGGTTCTATTACTGGAATATCTTTCATTATGTTGTTATCTCCTTCTTAATGTTTAGATAGCTAACCGCTACATCAAACGAATCTGTGTTGCTTGATAGAACAGTTAGGGTATTACCACCCTCAACCACTAAAGGTTGAGTAAGTAATTCTGTTGTAACATTAGCAGTTAACGCTGCTGATTTTATAGCTGTAATACTGTTATTTGTAACAGTCACTGTTGGTGTGCCAGCTGATGTAACTAATATAGATTTAATAACATAAGTTTCACTAACCAGAGGATTGCCTGTTCCAAAAGGATTTATTGCACTTCCTGATGTGCTGTTATCTGTGCCAACAAATTTATATTGATTAGCCATTAGTTTACAAAAAAGTTAAACGCTTCAATCTCATCTTTTAATTCTTCTTGAAACGTTGAGTTTAATTTTTCAACAATTGCATCAAGATCTCTTACTTGAGCTTCTGCTGTTTGCAAGTCGTATTCTCTTGCTGGTCTAGTTATTACTTGTACAATTTTTGCCATTATACCTGTGCTTTTAACTGATTAAATTCGTCTGGTGTTACGGTCGAGTCGGGATTAATAGATTTATATGTATCATAATCCATCATCTGTGTCATAGGTTGCTTAAATCTATCTATGTCTTTTTGTGTAATTTCAGCCATTAAATCATTTCCAGGTAAGTCAACATCAATACCTTGAATACCTGTAGGTACATTAACACCCATTGGTGCAATGCCTGTAGGTACACTTCTAGTTCCATATAAATCTTCGTCGGAAACATCTAGATAATTAAAGCCACGTGGAACATCTCCAAAGGTAATATCTCTAGTTGCATTAGGTACATTAACACCCATTGGTGCAATAGTATTTGAAAATCTATCTATGTTTGGTTGAGCCAAACTTTGTATATAGCTTCTTGCAAATTGTGTAGTCTCTGGATTGATAGCTAAATCTCTTGCAATAGCTCTACTTGTAGGAGTGCTTCCAACTGCAGGCATGTCACCAGTGTATCCTAATTTTTCTAAATTGCTTATAGTCATGTCAGTAATAGGTGCATCTCTATTTAATATATTATCTATTCTATTTTGGTTAATTCTATCTTGTCTAGCTTTTTCATAATCGTCTTGAGTGCTATAACCTGTAAGTTTTTCTCTAAGATTTTGAAGTGAGTCTCCAAACATAGTACCAAGATTTGTAGCGAAACCAATTGGACCAGTTAAAGCTCCAAGTATTCCACTAAGAATATTTTTAGGGCCAAAAGGACTAGGTGTTCCTATTCTTGGACCATATTTATCTCGTAGGGCTTTTACTTGATCTTTAACAGCTTGTGTTTCATTTAACCCTGCTCTTGCTCCAGCTGAAATAGCACCTGCACGAAAACCGGCTAAGTCTCTTGCACTCATACCTTTAACTGCTTTACCTGTTTCTGCTGCACTTACATCTGCACCAGAATAACCACCAATCGGGCCATCTTTATCACCTGCGCTATCTAAAGACATAATACCTGCAGGGCCTTCATTAGGTCCATCTTTTAATGACCCATGTATATCTTTTTTTAATAATAAATCTTTTTCTGCTTTTGTAATATAAGCTAATTCTGTAGCTGGTTTATCTGGACCAGATTGCCATTTTACCGGAACGTCAGAAACAGTTTTTTGTTTACCAAGATAGTTTCTAACACCACCTTGCATGTCATATTTTATTCTCTTCTCTACACTCATTATCTTCTTCCATCCGGTTGTGCATCAAGTCTAAAGGTTCCGTATCTCCAAGACTCACCTGTAGATGTATTAGCTATTTGAATAGCCACTAATCTGCCTCGAGCTCTTGTATCTATCTTATCAGTGGTTGCTGTTATTGTAAAGGGTCCTAATGGTGAACTAACAGCAGTATTATCTGGGTAGTCATTTAAAAATAATGTAACTGTAGAATTACCACGTAAATATTTAAAATCAGGTATAAATCTTTTGACAGACATAAAGAACTCACCATCTCCTCGATAGTCTACAACTCCTGTTGCCTGACCCAAGGCGCTCTTACGTGAAGTAATATCCCAGTCTCCAGATTTAATAAATGCATCAATTGATGTAGTGCCAGTGCTATTGACTTGGTCATCACCTATTTCATGAGCATAGTAAATAGATGCACCAAATCTGTTTGTTATACCACTAATAGGATCAAAAACAGGTAAAGCGGTAGAATCATAATCTGTTGCATAAGGCTCTGAATAGACTCCTTTGTCTTGATAGCTAGATCTGTCTAAAGATGATGTAGTAAATACATTTTCTGAATAGTTATAAGTTACACATCTGTCAATTTGCGTAGACCCTGCTTTAGGATAAAACCAATTAATCTCTGTGTATAAAGCATTAGGTGATGAACAAACAATGTCACCAGCGCTATAATTAATACCTAGGTTAGTTCCATCTGTACTAAATACAAAGTCCTCAACTAAACACGGTAATGATTTTACTGTACCATCAAATACAAAAAATCCTCCTTCAGCTGACATCCAATAAACAGCACCATTAGAATATGATACTGCATGCTGTCCTATACATCCACAGTTTGTACCCACCTGTCTTACAGAAAAAGTAAAAGGTGGACCTACGAATTGAATAACATAAGCAGCTTGATCTGTTATACAGAATACATAATCTTTACCTTGTATAGCAGCCATAATTTTGTTTCCTGTATCTAGTCTAAATGTACCTGCAGTATTAGTTCCTGTAGGTAAATAAGTATTTAAATCTTCTTGATTAGAAAATCTTACAAACATCGGATCTTGTGTTGTCGTATCACCAATGGTTGTTTCAGTTCCAAAGTGAAACAAATGTCTATCTCGATCTGATACAAGAGTTATTCGTGTGGCTGTAGGATTGTTTGTTGTGTTAAAATTAGTTGTGCTTTGAGAAGCTCGGATTGCTCTAGGTCCGGATGCACCTGCATTCCAAGTAAATGTTTTACCATTAAATATAGTTGCAACCAATACTTCTCCAAAATTATCAAGGCTCCAGTTGCCTGGATCCAGAATCACATTACTTACTGTACGAGCTGTTCCCCATGTAGAATCGCCCCAAAGATATGTACTCCAACCATAACCAGTTGTTTGAAATGTAGGTCCAACTTCAACATAAGGATTAATGGTTGCTGACCCTACTGCAGTTGTATTTGCTGAAGCATTAGTTCTCATTACAATATTAAAACTATTTGCATCGTTTACTTGAACTATTTCAAAAGCTCCGTCTGTAAAATCAGATGCTACATAGCCTGAGCCTGGAGGAGGAGTTACACTAGTAAAAGTAATGTATCTTCCAACATGTAAATTGTGTGTTGATTTGTTTACAGTAACAGAAGGGGAAGAAATATTGGTGTCAAAAGTAGCTCCAGTAATAGCTGTGTCTAAAGGAGTAATGTCGAAAAAAGCCCCTTCATAATATAAAAATAAACCTTGAGAAGATCCTATGGCTACATATTTTTCACCACCAAAACTGCTAAATGCATGTTGAGCTCTAGCCACTCCAGGTATTGTTTCTTGAGCATCTGTAAGCTGAGTCCAGCCTCCTATTTTTTCAGGTAAGCCATATCTAAATCTTACAAAATCTCCATCTACCCATTGACCTTCAGCTCCTGACTCAGTAGCTTGTTTATTAAATCCTGATTTAAAATTGAGTTTCTGTAACATAAGCCCAGTATTATATAGGGTTTTTAATTTTTTGGTAGTATTATATTCCACTCTAAATCAGAGATCAAACTTTGTAAATGGACTTCTTTTAAATTTTTTTCCTTTAAATATTGATGTAATTCTTCTGTGTCAACAATAATAAATTGGTCCTTAAGGTCAAAAACCATCTTATCAGCTTTACTTTGAAACGACCCTATTTTAACATTATTTTGTATAGGCCTTGTGTCAAATTTATAATGACCATTTTCTAATGTACCTTCAATATTCCAAGATTGTTTTTTGTTAGGATACTTAATATTTTTTAAGAATTCTTTAAATTCCATTTCTTTTAAACCAACCAGGTAGACCTAAATGATCTCTGCCATCAAAAATATTTGCTTTAGCACCTTTAGTTTTTTGATTATTGTAATGTAAAAAAACTTGAACACATTCACTACCTTTAAAAGGTTTTCTCCAATGTTCTAAATCCACACCTCTATAAACTAGCATATCTCCAGGTTTTAAATTAACTTCTATTCCTTTTGTTTTACCTGATACATATGCTGCATAATTTTCTTTCCAACCTCCTTTTGTAGGATTAGGTTCTAAATATATTGGCCATGGATCGCCACCTAAATTCATAGTTGTAGATATCTCACAACTAAATCTATCTTTATGTCTTTTTAATTCATCACCTTTTTTGTAGAGTCTAGCGTATGTATATGAAGGATATAATTTTAAGTTAGTAGCTTTTTCCATTACAGGCTGTACTTTTAATAATAACGTG